ATATATCTTTGTATTTTCATGAATCTCATTATCCTTACGATTAAGAGAATCTAATAATCGATTAAAATACATTTTATTATATTTTTCTTTTTTAATATTTAATTTTTGATTAAGAAGTTTTTTTTGTTCAGTTATAATATTATTTGTTTTTCTTATATAAGATTCCTCAGTGTTTGTTGTTTCTGGTTCAGCTGGTGCTTCTGCTGATAAATCTAATTCACCACCCTCAGTACCTAAATCCAATCCTCCAGTATCAGTTAAATCTGGTTCTTCGCCTGTATCACCCGTATCTTCTGTTTCTTCTTCAGAACCAAAATCTAAATCAGCACCGAAACTTCCGCCTCCACCGAAGCCACCGCCTCCACCGCCAGAGTCTTTACCAGGTTTATTACCTTCTGCATCAGTATATTCAGCACCAGGCTCACCATAAATCCCATCAACACTATCAAAGAATCCAGTGCGTTTAATAATCTCCGATGTCTTCTCTAACTCAACAGCTGCGGCAGTTTCGATACGTTGTTCTAACATATCCTGTTTAATTTCATCATCCGACATACCTAAAATCTCACGTTTAGCTCTAGTCATAGACATAGCACCAAATCCATTACCTGCATCACTTACAGCATCTTTATAAGCCGTAATTTTTTGTTGTAAATGTTCAATTTTCAACATCTCAGCCTGAGTAGATGGGTTATTTAATGTTATTGTAAAATTATTGATGTCATCCTCAAAACCTAATAAATATAAATGAATAATAGCAGCTTCATTTAATCCACGTATCATAGATTGTTGAACTCTATTAACCATTCTAGAAAATCTAATATCCTTCAATGCTAAATTCTTACCATCACCAGATGGGTCAGTAAAACCAATAAATTCTTTAGGAACTCTAAGAGCTGCGAATAGTTTTTTCTGAAGGAATTCAATATCCATGATATCATTCAAATTACTTGCACCTGGTAGTACATCGATTGGTGTTGGTGCACTTTCATCTCTTACTGGAATAAAAATATCTTGGTCTTGACCCCATTGATTATATTTTAAATCTATCTGTCCAGTTTGTGGGTCAACTTTCATTGAACGCTTAAATTTATTGGCTACATCATTTACATATGCAGGTACATCCGCATCATCAATATTACCAACAAATATTTTATATACTCTTCTTTCGGGTGCTCTAGTTAAACGATAAACCAACATCGCATCTTCAGCCAACAAGAGTTGTTTCCAGATACGTCTAGCCTTCTCTAACATTGAAGTACCGTATGGGAGTTTTCTATCATCACCAAGTAATCTGAAATGTACCATTTGCCAAGCATTAAATTCGACATTTTTACCTTTCCAATAAAACTTAACTTTTGAATCTTCATCAGCCTTTGGAGTATTAGTTGAATTCATAATATTCCTAGTACTTAATGCATTATATAATGTACCCTCACTTCTCTCCATTTCAAAGTTTGGCATCTGTCTACAACCCACAATACCTTGAGTATCATCCAAATTCAATAAAACAAAATTATCACCATATTTTATCGTATTTCTTGTCCACATAGGTAATGAAGTATGGATATCTAATCTATTAATAAATAAATCCTCTAGAATAGTCTTAACTCTTGCACTATTTGAATAAATATTTATAACCTTACCTTTGTCATTATTAGTACACGCTTCTTCCGAAACGATATCTAGTGCAGCTGCGATTTCTGGATAAAATTCCATATTCTCAAAATCCGAATAAGATGCAATTCTGGTTGTTTCATAATGTATTGATTGTTGATACATTTCGCCATCAACACGTCTCCATTGATGACTTAGGAATTTATTTTGTTGTGCTTGTAATTTGGCACGTTCAAATTCAGCCTTATCGGTAGTTCTTAAAATCTCATCATTATTAATTGTATAACGATTTGATTGGTGTCTAGGGACTTTTACTCCTTCTGGACCAATTATCTTATCTAATTTTTGAAATGGTGTGAGTTGCTTTTTAGCCATAATATATATTATATATTATAAATATATTGATTTAGCTAAATAAATAAAGCTTTACTGGACGTAGCCACACTCAACATACGCATATCTATGTTCTACCCCATTAATATACGTAGATGTATAAACATAATCAGTGAGAAAATCTTGTCCATTAGAGCCAGGTGTTGCAGTACATGTTAATGTCGGTGTTGCATTCTTCAATTGTTTATCAGTCAAAGATGTTTGAGGAGCCCATTTATAAAGCCCATTTTGAGATGATTTTCTTGCAAATATTTTACCTTGTAATCCCATGATTTATTTTTTCTTTTTTATTATATTACGAAAAGCAGATATAGTCCTAATTAAAACAAGTGTGATTAATAAATAAAAACATATGTTACCAACCCACCAAAAGAAATTATTTAATGCAATTGCAACATCACTATCTGGAAAATTCATTGTAATAGTATTAATTAAAATAGAAATAACTAATAAAGGTAATAATATCATCCAGTCTATTGTTAGATAACGATGTACTTCTTTTAAAAATTTTCTCATAGTCTTTATTAATAAATATATAGATTATTTCATTCCGCTAAATAACCATAAATTATCCCCATAAGGATTTTGTCTCTGATTATTTTTATTTGGTGTATATCCAGTTTTTGATTGATTAGTATCGGTTGTACCATTCGTCATAACCCAAGAAGATAACATTGCCTTAGTTTGATTATCAAATTTCTGTAAATTTTTAAAGTGACTCTCTAGAACCCACAATGCCATTGCTAATGAGTTCAAACAATCATCATGATAACCTTTCATGTGGTCAGGTCTACCACCTCTAAAAACAAATGTTTTCATTTCTGAAAAGACTCTTTTAGACCTAATTTTTATTGTATTTTCCCTAACCATTTGTTCTAAATGGTTAATCATCATAAGTCTTGATGTACTAACATTAAACCCTGGTATTTTCTCTCCCTGAGAAAATTTCTGTAAACTTCTATAATCTCTTAGTAATTTAGTTTTAGGTGTGTCATAATGTAAATATTTATAACCCATCTCCACCAATTTTAAAACCGTAGTAGAACCCACACCCACATTATCAACCACTGAATAAGCCTTATATAAATTACCATATTCATAAACTATTTCTGCAAATAAATCTGGTTGTATCTTACCTCGATATTCCATTACTTGTTCCATAGTAGTAAAATCAATTATTTGTATTGCAGAAAAGTCATCACCCACACCAGAAGAAACGTCCGCAGCTAAAATATATTGATGACCCTCAATCGGCTTCTCCCAAATCCAATATTCATTTTTTTCACCTGATGTATATAATGGGTCTCGTTGATTATGTGTTTTTTGATATTCAATATATTCATCTTTAATGATATTACCCCCAGAACCTATAAAAGATACATCTAACTCTTGTGCGATTCGTCTGGCATCATTATTCATCTTCTTACACATATCATCATACCAAGATGACCTAGGTTTAAAACCATTATCTATCCTTCTTTGATAAGATTCATATGTAAATTCATCCTCAACTTCTATTATTAATTCTTCATCAACGGTCTTATACCATTTTAAATCTTTATTATAACGAGGGTCTTCATACCACCTCATCTCAACTATATTATAGTTATTTTGTTTAGATTTAGCTTGTTCATATGTTTTATAATACAAAGAATCTTGACCTCTTGGAGTTGAAATAAGAATACATCTTCCCCCAGTTGATAAAGATGAAACAGCGGTTGCATAAACTTCCTCACCATTATCGATAAAGGCTGCCTCATCAAAAACTAAATATGTTGGTGTATATCCTCTTAATGCATCTGTTGATGTTGCCACCGCAATTACCTTAGATTTATTAGGTAATTCAAATTCAATCATTGAGTTTTTAATTAATATATCCTTCTTCTCAACTTCTTTTGAGCCATAATATTCTTCACCCCAAACCCATCTAGGATATTGGACTGCGAAATCTTTAATAGCACCCAAGAATTTTTGTGCCAATTTCAATTTATTTGCAATCACTAGAATAGTTTCTGGATTTTCTGGGTCTGCAAATACTGCCCTAGTTGCTAAAAAGGCTGCAACAGTTGTTGATACCCCAGCTTGTCTTGGTTTGGCAATAATATTCTCTGGAAATTTTATACAAGCATCCACAATCTCTTTCTGACGTGGAAATAAAACAAATGGTACAAAACCTTCCTGTGTCTTATCAAACGTTCTTAGATACGTTGTAATTGCATATTTAGGGTCTTGAATACATTTCATGTACTCAAGCATAATAACATCCTTTGATAACATTGATTAATCTTTATATATAATAAATATAAAGAAAGTAATAGATAAGTAAATTTTAGAGTTTTTCCAGGAATAATGTTGCGAAAGGAAAGCCAAGTGGAATAGTTGAATCAACTATTATAATATTTCCGTTTGGGTTAAGTGCAACTACCGCATCATGAGCCTCATAAGAATTCCGTATATCAGTTAATATAATTATATCAGCTGAACGACCCATTAATAATTCTGACGAAGAAACCCACTTGACAGATGAATTTTTATCACCATATAAATTCCCTATCCTATTATTAGATAAAGCAAACATTGGCTCTAGTAAATTCAATGCCATTGGTCTTTGACCCACCAATAAAAT